AACTAGGAAGTGCAACAGATGTCGCTCCTGTTTCTCCAGAATAGGCTGTACCGCCTAAAGCTGTGATGATTACATCATCCATTGCTCTACCCATTGCAGCTGCTGCTGCTTTAGCGTAGCTTGATGTAGGATCAATCAACATTCTTACTTTGTCAGCATCATCAATAAGATCTGCCCACTCGTAATCAGCAAGTGATACCCTTCTTCTAGAGTGAGGTGTATCAATTTGCGGAGTCGAAGAATGTCTGGAAGTTCGTATTTGAGCAGCGACAGAACCGACTTGTTCAAAATACGCATTTTTTCCAGTGATTGTTTCCACATCAACAGCTTCACGCAAACGGCTACCCATTTGTTGTGAAAGCATTTGTACATTAGAACCATACTGCTGTACAAAAGCTGTTGTAATTTGATTAGACATAATGTCCTCCTTTTCAAATTAATGGTTAAAATGTTCGAGAGTTATCTACAAAGTAGGTTCATCTGCATTTTACAACTGTTAGTTGATCTTCTATTCAGATTGTCAAACTGGATGCTTACGCACTACCCAGTTGAAACAGGATGTATCATGTTGTTGAGATCAGCAACTTCTTTTACTGCTGCATCGTGGTTTGGATGTTCTTTAATCCAATACGGATGATTAATATCTCCCATGATTTTAGAAACTTCTTTTTGTGCTTCTTGTGGAGTAAGTAAACCACCCGCACTTTCTTGACCAGCACTAATAGTATCTTCACTAAATTTTTCTGACATTGTTGCCAATGCTTTAATAAAACCTGGATGATTACCAATAGAAGTTCCATCTTGTAACTTTACTTCTGCCAATTCTTCGGCAAAAAAATTTTTAAATACATCATTTGCTTGATTTAATTTTTTATCATACGCTAAACCAAACTCTTTGCGTAGCGCAGTTTCATTATTAACACGATTTAATTCTTGATCTTTTTGTGCATTATCTAATGATGTTTGTTCTAAATTTCCATAATAATCTAATACACCTTGTAATTGTTGTGGTAACAATCCAAGTGTATGTGCGTGGGAAATGAAATCTTTTACAGGTTGATCGTTTGCACCTTCTTGTAGATTATATTGAACATCATATTTCTCTGGCGAAGATGGTACACCTAATTTTGTAAATGTTTCTTTCCAATCATCATCGGTAAAATTTTTTGTTGGCACTGGCATTTTATCTGCACCCACCATTCGTTGTGCATGAATATAACTTTTTGCTAATTGTCCAGCATCTGTAAAATTTTGTAAAGATGATTCTGATCGTATATCTTCTGGTAATGAGTCGATAAACGATGGTTGAGCTTGTGGTTGTTCGTTGTTAACTGTTGCAGTTGGTTCAGATTGCACTTCTGGTGCAGTTGTCTGTTCTTCCATTTATTTTTTCTCCGTTGGTTGTGGTTTTAACATTGTTTTAATCCACAAAGTAACTGCTCGCATTCCTTCTAAGTTTGCCGATTTATAGGGATCAACATCAAAAGTAGATGTATGTATTCCAGTTCTATTTTCTAAATCTTGTAAAACTGCTGCACCTTCTTTTGTACTAAAAGTTATTTGATATGCTTGTCGTAATTCTTTAATAACTTCTTCTTGTGTTTTAGCTGGCATTCAATTCCTTCAATAATGGAGCTGCTTTACCTCCCGCTTCTGCCATTTGCGATGCTCTGTCGAGTTCCGCTTGTTGTGCTTGTGCTTCGGCTTGCTGCTCTCTTATCTCCGCAACCTCTTGATCTGATCGTAATACTTTTCTTGGTACACCGAGTACATCCGTAATATGTTTAACAAGTTTATCTGCATCCAAGTAATCCATCACTGGTAACATTTGTGCTAGTGGTGTGATAATTTCTAAGGAACGTAGTATTGCTTGTACATCGCCAGTACGTTGCGATCTAGCTAAAGGAGAAACATATTCTATATCTATTGTGCTACCTTGCAAACTGACTGGCGGTGTTGGTAATAAACCTTTTCTTAACATAATATTAAAAGATCTTGTAATAAGAGGTTGTAACATTTCTGCTTGAAGTCTACCTAATACTGGTGCAAGTAATCGCATTTTTTCTTCGTTACGTTGCATAACTTCGGTTGCAGTCATTCGTACATCTTGTGACATTAACAACTGGTCTACAAAATATGCTTGTCGAATAGCTTGGCGTCTTTGATCTTCTAAATTTAATCCAACTGGTGTATTTGCACCAATGTTTAAAGGTTCAATTCTATCTCTTGTACCAGATCTATAATAATTTAATCCTCCAGGTTGTGTTCTTACTGGTAAAACAAAACTATCGTCAGGTACTAATAAAGGTGGATCAACCATCTTTTGTGCTGCCTTAATGGTTGTTTCAGACATTTTATTTATCATCTTCACATCAGCGAGTGCTGTCATAGATGGCGATCTACCATATATCTCGGAAGATGATTTTAACCAACGAGGAACAACAAAAGGAAACTCATTAAATCCAGATGTTGAAATTATTTTTTTATCTTCGTGGTCATAATAAATTGATACAAAAGGCATGGACATATTATCCATCTTGTATGGGTTTTGTTTATCATTAGGTTTTACACAATGATGTAGTGTTATTTCGTCATACGGATTTTCTTTTGCAATTTCTATTAATCTTTTTGTTAAGTTATCGCCAAATCGTTGATAGGCAGCTCTTGCTGTTATTTTAAATTCTCTGTGTACTGTATCAACTACCCCTTTATCATTTTCGGCAACATATATTTCTTTGATGTGTCTTGTTGAAAATCGTAAAAACTTTTGATCATCTTCTTCAATCATCATACACGAAGTGCCAAAGGTAACTAGGTCGGTATACAACTCATGTATTTCTTGTTGAAAATTAGATCTGTCTAAGGCAATGTACATGGATTGTGTACACGCTTCTAACCATTCTCTACTTTCTTCATCTTGTGCCAAAGCTTCGTTTTTATATCGCATACTAAACCAAGGAGTAGCAGCATTGGTTAACATTCCATGCAAAGAAGAAGATAATAATTCTGCCGCATGAAGTGCAGTACCATCATAAATAAATTCTGTACGTTTATCGCCTTGTGATCTTGATTTATTAACATCAGCTCTACGAGGTAAAACATAATCAGCTATTTCTTGCCAATGACTCTCCCAGTTTTGTCTTTGTGTTTTCAGTTTATCAAACTGATTAGCAATCATTTGTGCATTTTTCATATTATAATCCTAATTTTTCTTTTAATGATTTTTTGCCTTTAGTCAGACCAAGGTTCATAATACCTTGTACATTTCTTTGTGAAGTAAATTTTTTACCTTCTTGTTTTGCATTAAAGCCTTGCATATAATCACCATATGCTGCTTCTGGTTGTGCTGCATTTGTTAATGCTGTTGCTGCACTAGCTCGCATTGCTGTTCCACCTATACCTGGCATTCCTAAAGATAATGCACCGACAATTAATCCTTTTTGTTTATTTTGTGTTTGCAACATTCTTTCTGATAATGGGATTGATGTCATTGCTCCAGTTGGATCGCCACTACCCATTGCACTGTTAGACGCACCATATTTAATTGCATTAGCATTAGACATAATTTTACCATTAACAACATTGGAATACCCACCAGTATTTTTATTGTACGATAACAAACCTCTTTTAACCATTTCATCATTAGTCATCTTTGATGCTTCATTGCCATACATATAAATGTCTTTGCCTTTTAAATTATATGCACCATATTTTTTTGTTTGTGTATTACTACCACCAGTTTGATTAGTTTTTAATCCTAACTGTTCTTTGACAACATTTTTGATTTCATTAGCAACTTGTTTATTACTATTATCTTCTCTTTCTTGTCTGTCTTTACTAGCTGTACTTGTTGTTGCACCCATTTAATTACCTAATAATGTTTTTTTGGCAACATTTGCTTCACTTGTATCGCCTTGTGTACTTGTTAAAATAGTATCAGTGTACCCTTTTTTCTTTTTTAACAATTCTTCTTGTATTAATACCTTATCTTCCATCGTCATCTCATCTGCTGTTGCTGGTGGCAAAGGCGGAGGAGTTGGTGCTGGCGGTGGAGGTGGTGGCATTTTTGGTTTTAAAAATCCCATTGTCTTAGTTCCTTATCTCTAGTGGGTTATAATTCGTGCCTTCTGCAAATTTTTCTAAATTTCTATTTTCATTAAGATCTAATTCTCTCATAGCAACTGCACACGTTCGCCACGCATCGGCATAATGCGAGGAATGATCATGTACTGGTTTAGAAAAAACTCGTTGTTTGTCTAACCATTTTCTATGATACCACTTCATGGCATCTAAAAAAGGTTTGCAGTTATCTCTGTTGATATATGTTTTAGCTAATAATATTTGACCTGCGTGAACCCCATCTTCTATGGGTAATTTAGGACAAACCTTAATAGGTCGCATCCCCATGGAGTAGGCAAATTCTTTTCTTGTATGTCCTGTGGAGAGTTCTCGTTGTTCTATATCATGCGGAAAAACATAATTCCGAATATTATATTCTTTTTTTTTAATATAATCGGCATAAAAGTCCAGACTTTTATTACTATCATTATAACAATCAACAACAAACAATGCTCGACCTATTTGTTGTGTAAATATAATTGCTGTTTGATCACTAATACCTAAGTCAAAATATATATCTACTGGGTAGCCAGGGTCATACGGAAAATGACTAATACGTTTGTCATCTTCCATTTTAGAAATTATTTTTCCGTAGATTGCACCTTGTAAGTTAGCAGACCAACTGCACTCAAACTCTTGTGCATACTGATCTTCGGTCATTAATTTTCTTGCCGACTCTAATTCTTCTTTTGGTACTAACCCTGTTTCACTTGCTTTGAACGTACAAGTAAACCATTCTGGTAATGACTTTGCTTCTTCAAACAAATCATAAAAACTATTCATCCCTTGTGGTGTTCCAATAAACAAACAACTACCAAGACGATCTGCAATAGCGGGTCTGATTACCTCGGCAAACATTCTGCTATCCATTTGTGCATACTCATCACAAACAACAAAATCAAAGTATTGACCTCTGGCACTATCTGGATTTTCTGCACCATATAATGTTATTCTTCCCCCCGTAGGAAAGTCGGCACGCAGCTCTGTTTCATTGTACTTCATTCCTGGCACTACTCTGGAAAATTCTTTTAAATAATCCCATGCCACTAATTTTGACTGCACCCTCGTTGGAGAAAAGAATGCGCCACGAAAATTCTTTTTATTACTTGTAAGTGCAAGTTTAATAAGATGATTAATGGAGAACACTGTCTTACCTCCTCGCCTGTGCATAACGCACACTGCAAAACGGAATTTGTTTAAGGCATCGTGCAACTCTCGTTGTTGTGGTCTGGGAGAATAGGCAATCTTAATTGTTTTCATTAGTGTATTGTTTCCTCAACTTTTAATGGATGTACTTCGGCAATACCAAGTGCAGCTATGATATACTTAGCGGTGTCCATTGCTTCTGTCTTATCGACAAAATTTGTTAGCTCGACTTTTAATGTTTTGTTTTTATCGTCATAAGTTACGAGTGCTTGTATGTGTTCGCTTGTCAGTGTCTTTATCTCCCATGTATATATAAAAAAGGATGCAACCTGGTTTGGATGGTATCGAGGTCTTGGAATGGCTAAAAACAAAGCTTTTTCTAATGCTACTGTACTAGTCCCAGTTGTATATCCCTTATAATCATTAGTTTAATTTGGTTTTGTCATGTTCCTTGTCATGTCTGGTGTCATTATCCGAACTTGATACCTCGTGTGTGAGATCTTTGCCTTTGTCTTGCAAAGACCCATCATCCCAGACTATTTTAATCATTGGTTCTCCGACATTCTCTATTGTTTGTTTATCTCCATAGACTCCAACTAACTTAGATGCCAACCATTTACCAAAACCAACACGTTCACGAAGTAACATTACTTCTTGGGGTGGTGTTTCTTTATTCAATAGATCTCTACACTCATCTATTACAGTCATTGCACCTGTTTTTCTTGCATCCATTATTCTATTAAATAAATCCTTGTCTGCATTAGTCCATTTATAAATCGTTGCCAAATTTGGCATATCTTTACGTTCGCAGATACTAGTAAGGGTTCTTCCTAATTGAAGGTTCTCTACTATTTCTGATAACAATTTCTCTGATTTCTTCATATTCTTTACCTTTATATTGTTTTAAATTCCTAATTGCCTTGATTTTTCCTTCAATTGTTGTTGGTCCTTCTGATAATCCACCATGATACCGACATATATATCGACCATTTTTTTGTAGTATTCCCTTACATCTGCAAGGGTTTCCGTCATACTTACGTTTTGCCATGCAATATATTTTGTAAAGTGGTCTACCTACCATTTTTATACCTATTATATATTTGTTAATATTAACTATTGTGTAATATTATATATTTGATAATATCCCCTTATATTTAACAAAGGAGTTAATATGATTAAAGATATAATATTAGTCGGTTTACTTTGCATCTTTGTATTTATTTTAATGATGTCTAGTTTTTCAATCGGTTATTTAATGGTGATAGGGGTTTTATGAACTTAACCATATCCCCTATTCCTGTAAATTATTACGGATATTTACAAGGTTATAAAATTTTTATTAATGGCAGAAAATACCCTCGTTCAAGTGGGTTTTATTATGCGACCTCTGACAAAGACCATGCAATCAAAATTGCATTGCAAGATAAAAAAACAGAGGATCAAAAATGATCAAACCAATCATTAAACAAATCAAAACCAATCCTAAAGAACTACTGCCAGAGTTTTTATTAATACTCTGTGTAATTCAAGTTGTTGTAGCAATAGTGCTAGTCAACATCATTCATAATTAAACAAGGAGTAAATATGACTAATAAAAAAACAATAAAGAAATCTAAAAAAAAACCATCAACGAAAGATAGTTTTACTAAAGAACTATCTAAAAAACTAAATGAAAGATTTTCAGGTATTAAAACCAAAGACAAAGGCGATGGTATTTTAGAAATATCTTTCGGAAAGGAGTAAATATGACTGACTTTTACACCGAAGATTTTAGCGAGTTTGGACACAGAGAACGAGAACTTGCATCCGAATTATTAATACAATGGAATAAAGGAAACTTACCAGATGATTTTGATAATGATGAAGTTAAATTTGCATTTAATAAAAATTCTGGCTACGTTTTTTTAACTAATTCTCAATATCAAGTTTGTATGATGAACGGAGATCAAATTGAATCTTTTTATTCTACACCCTACGAAGGACACGAAGGATTTTTTGAAGATCTCGTTGAAGAATACGAAGATATGCACCATGAAGATCAGACATTTATGAAAGAAATAGCAAAAAACATAAATTCTGATGCCTTGGACAAATTTGAATAATTGACACCTTAAAGGGGGATTTAAAAATATCCCCTTTTGAGGTATTAATTATTAATACCACTAAACAAATAAACAAGGAGTTTATATGTCTGACTTGGATGACTCTATTTTCATTACACAAAGAGAAATAGAGGTAAAAGAAAAAGAACTTGAAATTTTAACAAAAATGAATGAACTGCAAGATTGTATTTATGCAATTCAAGAATTGGTTATTGATTATGAACAATGGGGTTTTGATATAAATAATTTAGAAACATTTACAACAAATTACCCTTTAAAACTATCACTAGACGAATATGCACCTTATAAAAATAAATGGGGTACAAATAATTATGAACCAGATCACGAAGTATTTTTAAAAAATTTAGGTTTTCAATATGTTGATACTGGTGGTGGTTGTGATGGTTATCAAAAAATTATTAATAATAAAAAGATATTAATAACACATGATGCACAGACACCTAAATCTATGAATGAATTAATTGATTTAGGAATATATGACGATGAAGGTAGTCTATTATTTTCATATTACGATATTAAAAGCTTTAAACCTTTACGTTTAAAAGACTTAAACGAAAAGTTAATAAATCAACTGTTAGAACCTTTAAAATAACCTTAATTAACCCTCTATAATTCATTTTATAGGGGGTTTTCTATTTGTTAATATTATATATTAGTTTATACCTTCAATTATGAATACCAAAGACCTAGACAAATTTTTATCTGATAACAATCTGACAAGTGGAGATCTTGCCAGGATTTTATTTAATTCTAGTGACATGACCGATCGAGTCATTATTTCACGTTGGTTAAATGGTGTTGTCAAAATTCCTCGTTGGCTACCCAACAGATTAAAATCAATAAATCATAAAGGAAACAAATCAGAATTAGAGTTATACTTAATAGAACAAAATAAATAACTCAATTCTATTCTTTTTTTAGCACAATCTTGTCAATCATGTCACTAACTTTTTTGTGATTAGAATGTAACTGAAACCACAGTCTAATATAAATTATTTCTTCTTCAAACATCTGTTTTACTTTTCGTCTATGATAGCCAAATCTACGACCGATGACAGTCCAAGGATATTTATTAGCTCTAACCCAGATTAATTTTTTCTTTTCTACATCTTCAACGACCGATCGTAATATCTCACTTGCGATCCACCAACGACTGATATCCTTTGATGTTGGTACAATTCTGTAATTGGCTGCATAATAACTATGTTGATACATTTTCTCTTGTGTGTGGTCCATCCAAGCTGTTGTCTTTTGCTTTTTAATGGCTCTTGGTAAACGTCTGTCTGTTCTAGCTGCATCTTCAAACAGATTAATAATATCTTGGGTTGTTATTTCAGGCATTGAAGGTGTTTGGCAATTTGTTCTGCTCGCACCTTATCGTTCCAGTCTGGACTTCTTTGTAGTTTTAACCATTGTTCTGCCAAGTTTGGATCTTCTGTTTTCTTTAGTATTCGTTGATATATTTGTTCATCTGAATTGTATGAAGGTCTAGTACCATTGACCACTGCTTTATAATTAGGGTTAAACATTTTTTTAGTTCTATTAATTAGTTTGTCCACATCCTCCTTATTTACTTTACTAGATTTATTAGTAGATTGTTTGGTAGATTGGTCGGACACTTTTGACCCCCTTTTATGACCAATGTTGTCCTGTGTTAGAACCAATCTTGTCCTGTGTTGATAATTAATTTCGTAAGATGTTGCACGACCTGGCGATCCTTTTCGTAAAATAATAATGTAATTTTCATTTATTAAACTTTTAATTCCCCTTCTCACTTGTCTTTCAGATAACTTTGTGTCCTCGGATAGTCGTAAGTGGCTAGGATATAAAGCTTTAGTCTTACTGTTCTCTCTATTTAATAAAAAATACATTACTTTTAATGATGCAGCATTAAGATGTTTATCTGACATTACATCTTTTAATAGTAACCATCGTTTAAGGAGCATTTATTTTGTCAATGTTAAATGGATTTTTCTGTAAATGGTGCATGACATTGGTATGATGTCTGTCCATGAACCTAGCAATTCTAGCTTGTGAAATATCGGTATTTTTTTTAATTAAATGACAAAAATCCCTTCTCGCTTTTATTAAATGTCTTTCACGACATGAGGAATTAAATTCTTGTAAACTTATTTGATAATACTTGCAGACCACAACACACCAATCCAACAAACCACCTTTAACCAATGTTTTTGGAAATATATGATCCATGTTGGCTAATTCTTTGAGTCGTAATTTTTCTTTTTTTGTAAAAACTATTTCAGACATTGTTGCATCCACTTAAAAAATTGAGGGTTATCTCGCATGATTTGTGTCATGCCATGACTCATTGCATTAACAACAATTTCCTCATCTGCCATTTTCAACAAATGATGATCATAAATAACATGACATAATTCATGCCAAACTAATAAAAAACTGTACGAATTGCCTTTTTCAACAATATTTTTATCTAAAATAATGGTCTGTTTACTGCCATCATAACTACCTTCATCATCAGATATATTGACTAATCCGTCTAAACACTGGACAGATATGTCCACTGATCCAACTTTTAATTTATTGGGTAAAGAAATCGTTTGCTGTAACTTTGCCATTGGTTGCCTTAAAAATCATATCCAAATGGTGTTTTCTTGGAAAAGAAGTACCATTTAGCCATCTGTGGACTAATCTTGATGGGTTTTTTGAGTCTGCAACCTTTAATGTTTTCGCTAATTCCCCTAAAGTTTTAATGTTTTTAAGGGTTTTCCATTCTTGTAAAGTCATATTAGCAATAGTTTCTATACAACTTAACATTATTTGCAAATAAAAAATAAATAGTTTGCAAAAAAAAACAATAGCATCTAAAGCTAGTTGGCATATGGTTAGTGCAATAATGAATGATAAGATTAAGGATGCTATTAAAGCTGCTGGTATGCAACAAAAGGAAGTTGCAAAACGAATTGGTATTAATGAAATACATTTTAGTAAAGTATTAAATAAAAGAGTTTCATTAACACCACGGATGGCAGAGAAGTTATCTAATATCAAAGAATTACATTTAGAAAAAAAAGAATTATTATTTCCAAGTTTAGATTTAGAAATAGCTGGTCAATTTTGGTCTGGTACAAATGTTGAAATGTTTAAATTTGATAGACCTATCCTTAAAATTCCTAGTGCTATTA